CTATTCATTCTTAATGATTCTCCAATGGCCGTTGCGGCGACCGTTTTCGCGGACAATCAATCCCCGTTCGGTCAATCTCACGGTGATGCTCTTTATTGTGCGCTCTGACTTGCCTATCTGTTTAGCAATCTCCTTTTGCGTAACGTTGGGGTTTGATTCAATGACTTTCAGGACAGCCGTTTCTTCCAAAGTGCAATTTTTGCACGTTGGCGAAAATTTTGCACTTTGGGTTGCACTTTCGGATGGTGACACTTGTTGCCAGTTGATATGCAGTTCGCGATTGCGCAATACATTTTGTTCACCGAGCATCAGATTGCGGAAGAAGCGTTCGAGGTAGACGGTTGTTGCCTGTATGTTCTGCGGAAGGTTGTTGTAATTGGCCCGAACCAATGCGTTGCGGAAATACCATGAGTATTTGGCAAACGGCTCGTTACTCACATTGAATCCCAACGAACGCAAGTATTTTATCATAAAGACGGCAGTGGTGCGTGTGTTGCCCTCGCCGAAAGCGTGTATCTGCCATAGGTCGCTACAAAAACGAGCCAGATGCGCTATGGATTGGTCAATACCGATTGTAGAATAGTCAAATGTGCGTTCCTGTGCGAAGTCGTAATCAAGTGTAGGGGCAATAAGTTCGTGACTGCTATAGAGCACAGTGTCACCATTAAGTATCCACTCGCGCTTGGTGATGTTATAGTCGCGCAGGAGTCCGGCGAATTTAAACAGGCTTTCGAACAGTCGGCGGTGAATGGTAGTATATTGCGCCGGTGTGAAGGCAAATGTATTCTCCGACAGCAATTCGGCAATACGTACCGACACCTTGTCAGCCTCCTCGGTTCGTTCAGAGTCGGTTTGTTTGCGGCCGTCGTCTGTACGGTAGTAACTGTCAATAAGTTCTTTCGCCTGCGAAAGGTTGATATCACCCTCGATGTGGCGGCGTGCCGTTTGCAGCAAATATTCCGACGGGGTTAGTCTGTCAACCAACTGCAACCCGATGGAGGTCTGCCAGATACCGCCCCTCTGTTGCCGCTCCGGCTCGCTTTGACGCAGGTATTCGTCAAGGCCCTGTATAGCATATTTGTTGTCAGATTCCATAATAGCCATCCTGTTAATCTAATCCATACCCGATGCCTTTGAACGCTTTTTCGAGCATAGTTTGAGACTTCTTCTCACGTTTCATAAGTTGTTTCATCTCTTTTTGGATGCGTGCCATCTCTTTCGGATAGTCAATATCCAAATCATGATCCACAAACTCAATATATTTACTGGGTACAAGTGACCAGTTGTTTTGCTCAATTTCTTCAATGCCTACACTACGATACAATTCCGGTGCTGCGAACTTCTTTCCGTCCGTTCCGACAGATTGCCAACGATGATATATTTCTGCGACTTGCTGAATCTGCCCGGTCAAAAGTTGATGCTTCTTTTTCTGTTCACCCTTGACCGGATTTTCTGTCCATGTGCGCAAATCCATAAACAATACCTCATGTTCGCGGTTGCGTAATTGACGTCCGTGGTATTTGCCTCCTTTCTTGTTTTGGTTAAGAACCCAGAACGTGACACTGATATCTGTGTTGATAAACAACTCTCGTGGCAGAATAATAATGGCTTCTACTTTATCGTTCTCTATCAGTTTTCTGCGTATTTCGAGGGCATCAGCATCTCCTAATGCGCCGTTGGCAAGCAGAAAACCCGCCACTCCCGTTATCGGTTTCATGTGAGAAAGCATGTGCAGTATCCAAGCATAGTTGGCGTTGCTCTCGGGCGGAGTGGCATAATCCGTCCAACGGGCATCATCTTTCAAATTACTATTCCACCAGTTCTTGAGATTGAAGGGCGGGTTAGCCATAATATAATCGAAAAATAGTCCTCTTTGGAGATCATTTGTAAAAGAAGAATCACTTTCTGCCCCCAAGTTGTGACTGATTCCACGCAGTGCCAAGTTCATTTTGGCAAGGCGGTAGGTTGCCGCTTCTTTCTCTTGACCATATACATTGATGCGGCTGATATCCCCTTGTTTGGCTTTCACCAAATCCGAACTCTGGATAAACATACCCCCCGAACCACAGCATGGGTCATACAAGGTTCCGTCAAAGGGTTCAATAATAGTGGCAATCAGTTGCACGACATCGTGCGGAGTATAATACTCTCCTTCCTCTTTGGTAGCGTTAACGGCAAACTCTTTGAGGAAATATTCATAAACACGTCCGATAAGGTCTTTTTCTTCGCCGAATGTTTTATGGCTGATCTTGTTCACTTCGTCCACAATCTTTTTCATGTCGTTGGCAGCGAGATTGCGTTGTGTGAATGTTCCTTCCACGAAACAGCCTTTTAATACGGGACTTGTTTCTCCCAAACTACGGAGTGCGGTATCAAGAGCCACATTAAGTTGCGGAGCGGCAGTATTGATGATAGTCGTCCAGCGTGCCTCTTTCGGCAAAGCGAACGTTCCGTCCACAAAAGTAGCATCATCAAAGAACGCTGTCTGTATATTCACATCATCGGGATCCAATCCCTGCTCGACAAGCGTCTTGCGCAGTGCAGCCACGCCGTCCTCGTATTTCTCGCCCAAGAAACGGAGAAACACAAGCGTCAGCATCATATCCCGTTTCTCAAAGAACGAACCGGAGTTCTTTGCCTGCCGGAGAATATCCCGACATTTGAACAATATCAACTCCAGATTCAGTGTCTCTTCTTTCTTCTTTGCCATGATTTATGCAGGTGTTATCATTCGTTTTCAATCGTTAAATCAGTCCACGAGCGCGGAGTTTTTCAATCATCTCCAATTCCTCGGGTGTAGGTTGCGGTTTCTCATCTTTGACAGAAGCAGGCTCATAATCATTTATCCAGTCATGGAAGAGTTGCCTTACTTGTGCCGCGATATTGGCATCGTTGCTCGTAATGCTGTCAAGGTCCCAGTCTTTCAAAGGAGAATTGGCATAGCGCTTACAGATAGCAATTTTAGATATTTTATACTTTTCCTTCTTTTTGTCAAAATAATTATTACTTGCCGAAATATTCTGTTTCTTTTCCAAAGGAAGTTTGTTTCCGATATGCTCCAGTTTCTCATTAGCTTCCTTTTCTGCAAAAGTATAATATTTGGTATCCCATTTTTGCGGGAAGATATGTTCAATATCCCACTTTACAGGCAGCAACTCATTCTGCCCTTCTTCTTCATAAGCCAACAGTTTCAAGAGCATTCTCTCCACTCGCCGGTGCGGCTTGATCAGAAGATTATTTATTCGCGCTTGTTCTGCTTTCCGTTCTTGCTCATCTGTAGTTTCTTTTTCCTCAAAGCCGGCTTTGAAAACAGGATGGTAAGATTTGATAATCTGCTCATTGAGTTTCATTATATCGCCTTTGACCGCGCTAATCGTGGGTTGCTCCAGATATTTGGTAAGCAACAGAACATAAAACTTACGCAAGAATTTCAGGAAGAGAGCCTCAAAATCTTCCCGGTCCTTATACTTCATATAGAATATGGAAACAGGGTATTTCCAAAATTCATTCGGATAAGAAGACAAGCAATCAAGAATTTTCCTAATATCAATATTCTGGCTCCACGGCTCTTCGTCCACTGCACTTCGTCCATTGACAACTTCCCAAAGGCGCAAGTTTTTAACAAGCTCGTCTATGACACCAACATTCAGACGACTTTTATTTTTCTCAAGATAATATTATAATCGCCAAAACCAAATGTCTCCATTTTGCAAAACCAAACGTCTCAAAAATTCGGCACACATACACACAGAAGCGGACACCAAAACGATGCCCGCTTCTGCTATTTTATAGGCTTTCAAACACCATTTGAACGGCATTTGAAGCCACCATCTACAGTGCAGTGGTTACCAGATCACGCTTTCACACATTCAGCGCAAACTTGACATCCTGGGCACCATTCAGAAGGTTGTAGGTGTTCAGGAGGTTGCTTTCATAGATATGCACATTGCCGAGGAACAGCGTGATTGACTTCAACGGCAGATCAATCTCACGCGCCATCAGACAAAGGTGGTAAATGTCACACGGCAGTCCAAGGTTTGCGTCTGATGAACGCTGATAGGCTGAAATGATGACTTTGCCATCCTCAATCTGGAACTGCACCAGAGACAAACACGGCTGCTGGTTGGTTTCCACTCCGGTTTCGCCCAGGAACAGGACATAGTTCTTGCTGTTCTTCTTCTCAGCATTGATTTTCTTCACCAGTGCCGGCAGACGCTTGAAATAGGTCGGATAGCTATTTTTGAGTTGTTCACCGCAATAGTCCCACCACGTGATGCCTTCTGCCCGGTATTGTTCCGTGGAGGTGATTCCGGCTTCAAACATCTTCAATTCAGTTTTGAGCTTCTTGCGTGCGATGCCGTGTGTCTCAAAGATATCCAGCAGATCTGCCGGCTCCATGTGCAGCACTTCATTGGTTAGATACCTGATGCTTCCCTTCTTATTGGTCTGCATCCTACCCTCGGACATAACTTTGTCCAGCATTTTGTAGTAAATGTTCATGTTTTTTCTCCTTTCTTGTGAAAAAATTTGGATATGTCAAAAATTTTTTGTACTTTTGCACGCTCTTACCATTCTACGGGGTTACTTGTAGAGACATACACGGCACTTTTGCCGGAACATATACGAAGCGATACAGCCGCTGACTTAGGATCATTATGTCCTCGGTAGCGGCTGTATCGCTTGCAAATGTGGTCTGATAGAAAGGTAAGAGCGTCTGTCAGCCACAGCCGAGGGCTTTTTCTATACCCATCGGCATTGCTCGTATATGTCAGTGATAGAGTTTCCTCTATTCGGTTTTTCTCTTTTGGTTGCCCGGATCTTTGTCAGACTTTCGGGCAGAAAGGTACACCTTGAATGCAGCTTTGCGCTGTTCCTCGGTGAGCGTGAATGTGCCATTGGTCTTGATAGCGTCGAAAATGACCGCCTCATATTGATGTTTGGCATCCAGTTTAGGCAGCAGGCTTTCGAGTGGCAGAATGTCCTGGACTGTGGCACCTATGGCTTGTGCAACTTCGGGCACGAGGAACTTGCCAATAAGCAAAGCATCACCCATCTCCAGCGTCTTTGCAATCATTGCTGCCGGTGTGTCTTTCTTATACTCAAACGTACAAATACCACGCACGCTTTGTTCGCGTCTCCAGTTGAAGCCTTGTGGCTGTTCTACCAAAACCAGATAGTCCCGGTCTTTACTCTGGAACCCTTTCATGCCGTTGAAAAAGGCACGGCTACCTACTAAAATTTTTGTCATTGATTTATTCGTTTGCGACCTTTTTTGAGGTCATTGGTTATCGCCTTTCGGTCAACCTCACTATAGATCTGTGTCGTCTGTAGCTTCTGGTGCCCAAGTAGCTTTTGAATGGTTGTCAGTTGCACACCGCTTTGTCCTAAATGGGTGGCAAAGGTGTGTCTTGATGAGTGGAATGTTATTTTTGGATCTGCCTTGATGCGGTCCAGTATGTTGCGCAGCGTCTTATTGACAGATGAGTTTGTTGACAGGCTTTTCGTGAGGCGCTCGATGTTACCATTGTATTTCTCCAGAAGGAGCAGCATTTTGCCACCAAACAGCTCTGCAATCGGCACTTCCACGATGAAGCCTGTTTTTGCCATCTTCTTTGTTAGCCAACCGCCTTTTATGTGCTCATTCCGGAGTGACACAATATCGGAAAACCTCAGTCCGGTATAGCAGCCTATCAGGAACGCATCACGCACTTTGTCTTCGTACCCTTTGAGTGCCATCCTCTCCAGTTTGTGAACTTGCTCTGTTGTCAGAAAACCCTTCTTGCTGACCATCTGCTGGATCCGGAAGCGGTCAAATGGATTGGTGTGGATGATATCACGTTTCCGTGCTTCATTCAACAATGCCCGGAGCAACCGGAGGCGACTGATCCGCGTATTATGTGCAATACCACTTTCACGCAGCCATTTGTCATAACTGACCAAAAACTGATAGTCAATGTCTGTAATCAGCGCACCATGCCGGAACTTGTCAATGTTATTCAACAGGGTTTGATAATTGAGTTTTGTGAGGTTCTTGCGTTCGCTCTGGTTGACAACCTGCGTTCCGAAGTCTGACAGTTTGGCAGCCGGTGAAATGTGCGACCGCACCGCTTCCCTTAGCATTGGTAGATGAACCTCTACACCACGCTTGATGTACTCCAGTTCTACCAACTCCACATCCTGCATCATCTGATAAAGGACATAGTTCAGGCTGTCGGCATTCGGGGTCTCAATAACTGCCCCATGACTGAAATTTTCCGGTTTGACATACGTGTGTGTACTAAAATAAATTCGTCGCTTTTGTTGTGAGCACTCAATCTGGATGAGGCCTTCGCCTCTTTGATTGAGCCTTCGCGACCGGTTAAAAACCAACTTGTAACTAATTTTTTTGAGCATAGAACTTTGTTTTTAATTAGGTTGATATTTGGTTATTCCCTCATTTATATGAGGATTAGTTCGGGAACAACTAATACATAACCAAATTCCGTGCCTTTGTAATATGCTCATTTATCTACATTTACGAAACAAGTTGATTTTATCCGGTCAATTTTTCTTTGCGTATAGATGCGATGGTAGCGCATGAATATGCAAACATGCACTGCGTTTATGCGGCATCAGCAGGCGTCCAAATCCTCAAATTTCCGCTGCTATTCAAACCTGCATATTGGCAGTAATCTGCATCCTCTTGGAACGATATTTGTAGCAGATTTGACGAGTCAGTACCGTGCGTTCCGTTGAGTATTTGGGCGTTCTGAACATAGGCAGAAACGGTGCTGCCGCCAGGAACATCCACGTATTGAACGCCGTTGTGAACAGTGATATAGCGGCAGTTGTTCCCGAATGTATTCTCATAGCAATCGTTCCCGAATGTATTGTCACAACAACCGTTCCCGAATGTATTGTCACAACAACCGTTCCCGAATGTGTTCCAATAGCAAACGTTCCCGAACGTATTACGATAGCAGTAGTTCCCGAACGTGTTACTGCCACAACCGTTCCCGAATGTGTTATATTGGAAGTAGTTCCCGAATGTATTACCGTTGCAACTGTTCCCGAACGTGTTATATGAACAACCGTTCCCGAATGTACACAGGAAGCATCCAACCCCGATAGTATTTCCAAAACAACCATCACCCATGATGATATTCTGGCAGTCGTGTTTGATATGTGTGCCGTGTCCGGATAAGGTCATATTGATACACTCGCTGTCAATTCTATTGCCACAAATAAGCGAACGGTATCTGACATTGTTCGTGAACCAAACGACATTATTCAGGCAAAAAACTGATTGCTGCTCATCATCAATGGTCTGATGACATGTACATGGCAAAATGACATTATCCCCATAATATCCTTTGTAGCCGTAGCCTTCACCCTGTTCTTCATTCACATAGCCCATCAAAGAAGCGTCTGACGGTTCTTCCTGTCTATCCCCGAAAGAGAATGTATAAGCCCAAACAAAATCGTCGTAGTCTTCAACCGTGAGGCCTTGCATTTCTGCATTTGTGCCTATATAGGTGCCATCCAGATCAGCGAGCAACTGTTGTTCTTCTACGTCCTCCGGAACAGGCGTGGTAGGTGTTACTTTGTAGCGTTTGAACTGCACATTTTTGAAGTCATAAGGGCAATCATTCTGCCACTCGTCGATCATGCGCCAGATGACACCTTTGCCGTTCTCCGTGTCCGCCCATTGGAAGCGCGTTGCGTCATTGTCCAAACTATACCACACTTTCCATGCGTTCAGGTTAGCGTCTGTGAAATAGCCGTTGCTATCTCTGGAACTCTTGATGGCTTTGGCTTCCTCGGAAAGAGTGTTGCTGCTTGTGGCCATGACCAACAAATTAAACGGATGCCCTGCGCTGCGTGCCTCGGTGTCGTTTGCAACGGTTGTCATGTAGTCGGTGATGCGGTACCACTGACCGGCAACCAGTCCGCTATTGTTCCGGAGCGTAACCAGTTGCGCATAGGTGACATGCTGAATGCCTTTGAGGTAGTCCGTGAACTTATTCCACAACTCAGCAATAGCCCCTACAATAGTCTTGCTTGTAGTCGGCAGAGTATTATCGGTTTTGTCCTGTTTACCGCTAATGTCCTGATGCTGCGTCAGGTAGTTTCCCACAGGTTGGTACACTCCATCGTGGTTATGGTTTATTCCGGAATACGCAGAATCATGGTTGTGGTTTGCGTCCGCATAACTACCGGCAGGTTGGTACACTCCATCGTGATTGTGGTTGGCCAGTGCATAGTTCGCAAACTTATTCCATAACTCAGCAATAGCCCCCACAATAGTCTTGCTTGTAGTCGGCAGAGTATTGTCGGTTTTATCCTGTTTACCGCTAATGTCCTGATGCTGGGTCAGGTAGTTTCCTACAGGTTGGTACACACCATCATGGTTGTGGTTAGAGGCTGCTTTTCCGGCAAGTGCATCAGACAAACCTTCAATAGCTCCTATCGCGTGACCATGGGAACGTGAAGCATAGTCACCGGCAGGCTGATACACCCCATTGTGGTTATGATTAGCCAGCGCGTAGTCCGCAAACTTATTCCACAGCTCATTGATGGCACCAACAATCGTCTTGACCGTTGTCAGCAGAGAATTGTCGGTTTTATCCTGTTTGCCGCTGATGTCCTGGTGCTGCGTCAGGTATTGGCTGTGAGTGTGATCAGCAGCGGCATAGCTTCCGGCAGGTTGGTACACTCCATCGTGATTGTGGTTTGCTGCTGCTTTACCTCCCAACGCTGTACCAAGACCTTCCACATCACTCATCTGATGAGTGTGCCCGGTGTAGGCATAGCGGTGCCATTCCCATTGATAGGATTCGTCAATGAGGACGGTTTGCGCCCATCCACTGCGGCACTCCAGAACACGGCTGGAGATAGAGCCATCACCAACTGTCAGCGTGTAGGCATCACCGAATGTGTTGCCCTCTTGATCGCTATTGATGTACACCACCGAATAAACACCATTTTCCAGTTGGCGAGTAACAAGCGTGTCAAGATCAGAAGTGTAGATGGTTTTGTCAACCGGCCTGTCTGTAACATCTTGAAACTCCATATTGGGTACATTGTAGAGATAGATGTGCATATGCTCATCCACATCATAGGCAGAATAGACAACTTTCCCATCCGGTTCTACTTCATTGAGCACATCAGTGTCTGTGTCTTCATCATGTTCATAGCGATATAGTAGCACATCGTCCAACTGAATGTAGTACATGCCAATGGTTTTGGTGAACGTTTCCAATTGTTCTGCGTTCTGTGCTACCATAGCATTGAGGACTTCTTTATCACCTCCATCATAGTCGCTAATCTCTGCGAGGGTGTGGGTGTGTCCTACATTGGATTTTGTAGCGAGGGCATAAGAAAGCCCGGAAACATCCTCCATCGGCACAGGATCGTCCTTATGGCGGAAGGACAGGAAAGTGGCTTTGAACTGCGCCTCGGTAGGCTTGCAGCCTCTTTTGAACCAAGAGAAAATAGTTTGTAAATCCATATTGAAACAATGATTAAACGGTGATTAAATAACTTTGATGAGGTAGCACAACGCATAGAACGGAGGACGATTCTCATGGGACTGAGATGCGTTTTGTTTTTCCAGTTCCAAAGTATTGTACCCACCAAATGTTTTATATTCGGTATCGGGAACCCATCTTTGTTCAGAAGTGACACCAGGGTTGCTGATGTGGCTATAGATGTATAGCGTATGGTGATGGGCAGGCATACCAGATTGTTCTGCTGTTAGTGTAACGTCGTTTACGCCACCAGTATCTCCGGCACTATAAGACATACCGGCTTGTACAATGAAACGATCTGTCAGATCAGGAATCGTAACCCCATTACAGGAGGAGACTTTAATACCAACTAATGAGCCCTGGTTTATGGCATAAGAGTTAATAGAGATATTATCATATTTCGCCTGCCATTTGGCAACTTCAATAGTTCCTGTTCCGCTTGGGGCAAATTGCGATGCACTACCACCGAAGAAACCACCACACGGAATGAACCCATAAGGAATATGATCACAATCACACGTTCCTGACCATGCAATGATAGACCCTTTTGGCATAACGTGTTTTTTAGCCTCATCAAGTTCGGCCATAATGGTCGCAATAGGTTTGAGAGTGGTAAACGCGGAAAGGGCCTTGCGCGTTTGGCTGGATGGTCTTAGTCGATTATCAACCGTGTAGCTGGCAATGCGCGTTGTACGCACATTCCCTTCAAACTTGCCTTCAACGGACATTGTTTCCGTTTGCTCTGCAATAGTGATATATGCAAATCTTGTAGCCGCTCCTGTTGGTCTAAGAACTTTTGCCATAGGAAGCAATTCCCCATCGAAGATCACTAACCCTTCTTTGGAGGCTGTTGGCTCTCGGACAATTATGTTTGCCCCGGCTAAATCAGCAAAGCCGTATGCCAATTTGATTTGTTCCTGCATGAAAGCAAGTGCTTCCGTGGAAAGTGGGAACTTCTGATTGTCGTTGTCTGTGAAATACTGATAGTTCATACTCTCTTTTTAATTTCAAATGTCCTTGATGCCAGGCGGTATTTATTGACTATAGAACGAATACGCGCATCATTCGTCTCGTCTATGGTTATTTGTGCCGGTACGAGTACCGTGAAAGCCGAAGTGGGCGGCAGGATTGCAGATTCGTTATGGATCCACGTCGGATCATTAAACAGCATGTGTTGTTCATCATCGAAACGCTCCAGACCTTCATCATAGATCCAAACCCATTCTCCAGGTGCGTTGATGTCCTCTATCTCAAATCCGTTGGCATAGTCCGTAATGCCGAACTCGTCATTGAGTGCGGCTTTGATATAACAGATCTGCGATGTGTGATGTAACTCATACAGACGTTGCGTCCGTGCCGCCTGGTGCAGATCATGGAGCGACTGCAACGGGTACATGAGAGCCCGGAGTATCGCTATCAATGCCGGTTGCCTTAGGAACGTTGGCAACAAAAGCACTATCAGTTTACGGTAATCAATGAGCATAGGGCTGATACGTTATGCCGGAAAGATCGGCGTTTTCAAACTTGAAATAACCGGAAGTCGGTTTGCAGTACGGAATCACTTCCTCAAAGGTGCCATCTGCACCTGTCTCGGAATGTTCCGCGCGTTCAAACTCAACCATAACTACACCGTCCACTGCTTGGATGGCATCCTCCAGTTCGTTCTTTCGGAACTCTCCGTTGAATGGGATATTTTCAATATAGTTCTTGATGGCATCTTCCACTACCTTGCTGCCGGTTGCTTTACTCTCACCGTCTGCATTGATGAGCAACGGATCATAGTAGATGACCATTTGCAGTTTGAGATAGTCACCATTTTCAGAAATGACATCAATACGAACACCGGCATCCTTAATCTCGTGCATGTATGCGACAAAAGCAGCTTTCTCGTCTGCTGTGAGTGGTGCCGGTCCTGCCTTCGCAACTTTTAGATACAACGTGGCATTAGCTTCGGTACAGGCAGCAAAGGTGACAATCTTTGCAGTGGCTATCTGTTCATCTGTCATACCAGTGGTATCGTGTTGATCCGTTCCGTCAATGAGAGGTACACCATACATAAACGCCTTGGCTTTCTCTACATACCACCGGAGAGAATGCGGCTTCATGGTGGCAATATAGTCGGTGATTTCATCTGTGTGAACATCGAAAATCACCTCCAACGTCCAGATGGATGCAGCGACTATGAAAATGAGCAGATTTTCCAGACTTGCTTTGCTGAAAGTTTTGTCAAACGATGCTCCAGGTGCAAATCCATATTGTTCCTGAAGTGTAGCCTCTTGCATGAAGGCTTGTTTGAGTTCGTTTTTGATTGTGTCAATACTACGTGCCATATTAGCTTTGGTTTTAAGATACAACAAAATCGTATTCGACAGCCCAGAACTCAACACCCTCTCCAATACCAATGATGTCGTTTATCTCATCACTGGATATGCCGGTGGCCGGTGCGTGGCGAAGAGATTGGAAGTTCGTCACAACACGCTTCTTTTCCACCTCCGGAGTTTGCAACGAAACGCCCGGCTCCAGATCATCTGTGAGACTGATGCCGTTGAGCAGCGCCATCTGCATTGCTGCCTCGAATGTGCCGCAATGTTCCAGAGCTACGTCGATGAGGTTCTGCCGGTTCTTGGGTTGTGTGGTCATAGTCTGCCGTGTGTATATATTTTGATGACTATTCGTGCGATGAAATATGCAATGATGAGCCAAAAGAGGACGGTGCAAGTTATACAGAACCGCCACCCGAAAGGCTTGGAAGGTGCATCCTGCTCCTCGTGCGTATCTTCCGACAGTTGCAGGTTGGACTGGTTGCGATAGGTATTGAGTGAGTCACGCGCTGCTGTCAGACTATCACGGAGCACATGGATCTGCGTGTCCTGATCGCGAATGGTATGCTGTAGGTGTTCTATATCCGCTTGGAGTTTCGCAGAAGCTACTCCAGACACATCACCAGTCTTGGTGTTCATCGTTCCACCTCCCGGAATAAAAGTGAACTCCACAACCAGGTTCGTCTTTGAAGTGGTGGTGCTGTCCGTATGCTGCTGCACATCCGTCTGTGCGTCCGTATGCTGCTGCGTGACCTGTTCCGCACCGGCTTGCTGCTGTTCCTCTACCTTGTTTTCGGTGGTGTCGATATGACTGTCAGCGGTGTGCTTGGGAGTTGCACATGAGGGTGTGAGAACGATGAGCATGAGCGTCATCAGCGCGAGTCCTATCTGTTTGAGGTACTTGGGAACATCAAAAGACGGACATGCTTTGTTGGCAAACTGATAGTGACCATGGATGGTCGCCTTCGGGTATTTCTTTTTGAGATCCCGGAGCAGTTGCGTCATGGCATCGTACTGTGCAACAGTGCGTGTGTCCTTGGGTGTCTTTCCGTCCTTGGCAACACCTCCGACATAACAGATGCCGATGGAGTTCTGGTTCTGCCCTTGGCAATGAGCACCGATGACCTGTTCCGGTCGCCCCTGATGGATGCTACCGTCCAACTCAATGATGTAGTGATAGCCGATGTCCTTCCAGCCCCTGCCTCCTTTGGCGACAGGTGCGGTGTGCATCTGCCGGATCTGCTCAGTAGTGACTGCACGCCCTTCCGGAGTGGCAGCACAATGGATGATGATTTTGTTGATGGTTCTCATATTACTTATAAGTTGCTTCAAGGTCCACGCCTTGTGTGGTTACTTTGATTCTGGTGATTCGTTGTCCGTCTGCCTCCAGTTGCTCAATGATCCGGCGGCGCCAGCCATTAAGCTCGTGATCCAGCAGAATGTCCGGAAGTCCGACACCCATGGTCGGAAACTCTTTGAACTCTCCCGGTCTTGCCATGAGAAGCATGGCCTGGTTCTGATGAGTAACTTCCATCAGTTTCATCTTGCCATCGGTCAAGTCCAGTTCAAAGGCTGTCCCGGTTGCGTTCGGTTTGAGTGCAATGCCTGTCATGTCAGTGTTTGATTTTGTCGTCCTCAATATCGGACTGCTTGGTTTTCGTTATTGATTGCCCTGCCCAGGATGTGACCGCTCCTTTGAGCGCAGCACCACCGTCTTGTGGTGTCGGAGTCCAGCCGGACATTGCTGTTTTCAGATTGTTGATATCATCCTCTATGGTGTTGATGTGAGAGACGAGATCTTCAATGTTAATCAGTCCACCATTCTTTCCACCATTGATTTCGATTTTGTCAATTTCGCTATACATGATCACCGCCATGCTGCTCAGTTTTCCTCCGGATAGATCTGCCACCAGTACCACGCTGCCAACAGCTGGTGTGATGACAATGCCGGATTCCTCGCTGTTCACCACAGAACGTAGGCGCACGTCCGATAGTTGCAGATCATCCTCCAGCTTGACGGTGCATGTGGTATCGTCCTGAATACTGACAATTTCCGCAAAATACAGCCTCAATCCTTTCGGTTGGCATATTTTTTGTAGTTTGTTTTTTATATCAGAATAGACATCCATGATGAAGCGATTATTTACGGTTTTGTTTGCGGTGCTTGTTTCGTTTGCTGCTACTGCGGAACCTGTTGGCGGTTGTAGCTACAAGAGCAGTTCCGGCACCATTGACCACGAGTTTGTTCTGTGGGGCAATGTTCGTGTGGTTGCTCCGGATGAAGGCGCGGATGTTCAGGTGTACCTTGCCAAAGAAGGTGAGATGGTTGCGGATCTGATCATCAAATGGGTTGCAGATCCCGGTTGCTGTGGCGAGTGGCACAAAGTGACCAAAGGCGAGGACTTCACCGTGAACTTCGTCGATGACTGGCACGACGCTGATCTGATTGTTATGTATGGCGAGCCCTGCAAGGAGTATCGCACAACTGATCCATTTTGACATTATCCCAAACGCTTTCCAAGTGTAACCTTCCGGCGGCCTCCTGATTCGCTAAATTCGACATCGGTTGCCACCACATAGTATGTGCCTGTTTTCTGCGGATAGGCACTATCCCTTATCTCTACTTTGTCCGTGGGCTTGCAGTATGGAACCAGCCAACCAGTCAGACTTCCCTCATAGCCATCATAGCACCAAAGGTTGTACTCATTTTCGGCGACCTTCTGCAAGTCGGTTCCTTCGGCAGCTGTGACACCTCGCTTGATGACGATGCCGCCATCCACTCCGGATTCCTTCTTGATCTTCTTTCCCTTCGCGTTGGTCATCTCAATGACGACCTTCACATTTTTGTCCGCTTTCTTGACATACTTTAGATCAGACGCACAGACATTGATCGCATAATCATAGATGATGGTGTCATTGCTTACCTCTGAGTATTGCGGATGGAGGTGCAGCGTCTCGCCGTCAAAATAGATGTTTGCCTTGGTCTCGTCCTGTACTTTCTTTAGCACATCCAGCGCAGTTGCGTGTGAGAACACGAATTTGTCATAGCTGTAGGCATAATCGCATTGCACATTATAGTGCGTTCCACGCGCCTGGTTTACCTGCTGGCAGACCTTATTGAGTAGTGCCTGGAGTGAAATGGTTTTCATTTCCTCATTCTTGACAGCTGTGCGCCACATGTAGAGTGCATCTTCACACTCCAGAACAATCTCACTGCCCTCCGTTTTAATGGCTTTCAAATAGCCTTCAAACTCGGTTTTGAGACCGGTCTGCTTGTACCCCAGTTGGATCTTCACAGGGTCCCCAACCTTGATTTTGTCCTCCACCTCGATAGCGGCATTGAGCAGCGTGCCCGGCATGGCGATCTGTGCCGTGTCGCTCAGCTGCTCCACCGACCGCTTGACGGTGACGCTTTTCAGGGTGTGAACCTTATAGGCTCCGACCGTTATGTCATATTCCATGTGATACAGCATGTTATTGTTCAATTAGCAGCGAGAAGTCATCATCACTGTAGGCTTTGATTGAGAACTGTTGATTTTCCGCTCCAGCGGTGTGAGGGAAACTGAATGACTCAATGGCAATGCGTGTGATGCCAAACGCCTCCAGCAAGTCACATTCCACCTCCAGGATCTCACGCTCCTCACAGTAGTTCCGGAGACGCATGATTTCCTCCATGGGGAAATAGCCATCCTGACTGATAAAGATGCCGGCAATGTTCACCTCATAATCATCTTGCGACCATACCTCTTTGATGGTACCACGGCGCGCATAGCTGTCATGATCTTGTTTAAGGACATTTGTCCGGACAATACTATTCCCACCGTTCACAGATATGACAGGATCCAGCGGAAGCGTCCAGGGCGTTTCCTCATCTGGGAACTTGATGCGGAGCGGACACTGGTAGAGGTTGCCAACCAGTTCTGCGGTGTCACCATTCCACAGATCTTTCTTCCATACCGGCACCGGATGATTGTTCCAGTAAGGAACCGGAATGATAGAGAACGGTTGTGCTACATCAAAGAACATCTTCCTCCTCCTTTCCTTCTGTCACTTCCGCTTGTGCCTGTATGTCGTGCAATACAGGGCAACCGTCATGGTACTTGCATGAGTTCGCTTTCTGCACCGCGCGTTTCAGAGCTGCTATTTCACGCCGGAGCGATGTGATCTCTTTCTTCAAAGGTTCCACAATATACTCCATCAGCAGTTTGGTTGACTTCTCATCATTCTCAATGACGGTACCGCGTGTGGTTGCACGAGCCTGATTGACTTCCTCATCCGCTTTCTGACGTTGCGGACGAAGCATCACGATTGTAGTGATGAGTGTCACCAGTTCCGCGAGGCTCATGCCTCCAAATATCCATTCAAGTGTGCTCATATTATACGCTCAATTCTGCCATGCCCAGTACGCGAGAAAGGGTCTCGGCAAACATTCGTTCTACTTCTTTGATGTTCTCTTGTACACCACCATTGAAATTGACAGTCTTGATCATATCACCAATGTTGATGTGTATCTCTGTGTTTCGGGTTCCACCGGTTGCCACTCCGGATGCCATTTGCCCGGCTCCGCCACCGGCACTACCTCCGAACGATGCAGCCCCTGTGGTCGCATTGACGGTTGCAGCCAGATCGTCATTCGTTGTGGTTGTGGTGCTCTCTCCCGGATGATCTTTAGCCCATGATCTGTCAGCATCTTTCCGACCTTCCCTGACAATTTTCTTCATGCCAGGAATGAGTTTGGCCATCTTATTGTAGATCTTGACAAACTGTTCCTCTATCCAATCAAAGACACCACTGAAAGTTTCACGGAACCACGAACCAATCTTTGAAATGGCATTCTTGACAGGTTGCACCACATGTTCGTTCACCCAGTTTGCTATGCTTTTGATGAAGTTCCAAACAGGTTGCACTACATGTTCATTCACCCATCCGGCAATGCTCGTGATGAAATTCCAAATTGGGTCAATCACATATTCCTTAAAGATCGCCCACAAAGCTTGCAATCCCTCCCATATCCAGGAGAACACGGCTTTGATACCTTCCCAAATAGTGAACACCACCACCCGGAACCCATAGCACTTATCCCATAGCGTTTTGATGCCTTTTACAATGAGAGTGATCAGGGCGATTACCAACGTAATAGCAGCAGCTATCCATCCCACAATAGGAATGTTCATGATGGCCACACTGATTTCCCGGCACGCGGATTTTCCCATCTTTCCCATGAGTTTCATCATGCCGCCTGTTTGTAGTGATGCAATGCCGAGGGCACGCATACGGATCTGCATGAAAGCAGCTCCTTGTGCAACGAGACCTTTGGCACCGTTCATTGCCGGTCCCATAGACTTGATGGCCATGGTGGCTGCCTGAATAAGTGGACAGAGCTGTGCAACCGGTAGAGCTGCACCGGCAATCTGTTGCACCCACAAGCCGAGATCTCCGGTGGCCTCAAAGATGGATATCTTGATGTCATCAAACTTAGCTTGGATGCGCGCTTGCTTCTCGGCATAACTCTCCATGATGACCTCTGCCTGTTCATACGCGGTGTTGGTCCCGGTAATTGCCTGACGGTAGCGGTCAATCTCGCTTGTGCCTTGTACCAATGCCATTGCAGCAGCAGAGTTCTCTTTGCAGAATAACTTAGCAAACAGGGCATCATCTTTCATCACCGGCTGTAGCATACGCAGACGGTCTGAAAGGGGTTTGGTCTTATCTGCCAGCTGAGTGATATCTATCCCGGCAGCAGCCAGTTCCTCACGGGTGTCTTTCGGGAGGAAACGCCCTTTGGCAAGTGTTGACATCACATTTCGCAATGCCACACCGCCCTCGCTGCCTTTCTTGCCGGCTTTATCCAGAACCTGAATAGCGGCATTGGCTTCCTCAAAGCTGACACCGGCAGACTTCGCCATCATACCGCACTGTTTGAGTGCTTCCTGAATGGTGGGTAACTCCGCAGAACCTTCTTTGCCGGCAGCAGCCATGACATTCATCATGCGTGCCATTTCCTCAGATGCCTTCATCGGATCATCCAAGCTGACACCATACTGGTTCATGGCCGTTGTCAGAACAGTGGCAGCAGCAGTGGCATCGCCACCCATCGTCTTTGACAAAGTTGCTATGTTCTTACCCATAGCCTGCAATGCTTGGGGGTACTTACCCAGTTCGGGGCTCAACTGTGAGAGGATGAGTTTGTACGATTCCACTGCCTGTGCAGAGTCCACGCCAAAGGTCTTGGCTGTCTCGCGTGCATAGCCTTCAATCTGTTTCAGACCTTTACCGGTTACACCGGCAACAGCAGAAAGGTCTGCCAACTGCTTATCCAAAGCAACGCCCGGAGCAATGGCACTGTTCAGTGTGTCGCGGAAAGAACCTATCAGCTGGGAAAGCTGATTGAACACGACAATGGATTTGCCCAGGGCATCAAACTGCTCTTGGGCTCCTTTCGCCTTCTTGGTCAGCTTCTCGGTTTCAGATGCAGCCTTTCTGGCCTGTTCTGCCGCGTTTCCGTCAAAGTTGACGGTATATGTCACTCTATGGTCAGCCATTATATTTTCGGACTTTTATTTGCTTTAGCTTCGGCTTGGCGTATCCAGAGTAATTCTTGATAGCGCATAGCCCATTCTTCATCAGACAGGCTGTCTGGATCGGCAATGTGCATGTAGTACATCAGTTGTGCATGCGACTGACGAAGAAAATCGTCTTTGCCGACTTCGGCAGCCGTTAGCAGTTTACCAGTTGTGCCTTTTTGATCTTGACAATCTCAGAGATCTCGGCACCAACGGCCAGGAACATCTCATCATCAGTTTTGATTTCCTCATCACCGCCCAGCCACATGTCGTTGAGCAGCAGTTCCTCAAACTTGATTGGATCGGTGGAAGCGACTGCTGATGCGTAGCTCATAGCCTTACGGCTCGGCTTTTTCAAATAGCAGCGTTTCATTTCGCCGTTCTCGTCCTCTACTGATACGGCATACACTTTGCCGTGCTTGTTTTTCCATTCCTGGATCTGTTTTTCGGTTGCTTCGTACATAATGATTCAAATTTATGGTGGGCGGGCCCGGAGACCCGCCCTCCTGATTACGGGATGTTGTAGTGGATGTCAGTGCAAACGAACGGCAGAGACACCTCCATGTTTTTGTCGCCCTGCGACATACTTTTCTCGACCTCCGTAAATTGGATGTTCAAGAGACGGTCGGTGACCATCGGATCACCCTTCGTGGGGTCGCCATAGCATACGAGTGCATTCAGGTTCAGCTCCATGATGGAAGCACGACCCTTCTGCGCACGTGCCAGCTCGCAAAGCGTGTTGATTTCGCTCTGGAGGAAAGTGAACTCACCTTCATAGGAGATGTTTCCTTTCTGGACGGACAACGGGCGATTGCCCTTACCATACAGCAGTTCCTTTTCCTGGCTCTCCTTGTAGCTCACGCCACGAGCACCGGTGACCGGACGACCGCCAAGCAGCAGAGTGATGTCTGCCCACTCATATTGCCTTCCATTGATTATTGCAGCCATATTGTTCGGTTTTTAGATGGTTACTGTTTCAAGAAGCCCAAAAGAACACTGATGAACTTGCTGTAACCATAGGGCTTCACCTGTACGGTTGCATTGACGCGGTTGGTAGCAACCACATCATTCTCAGTGTCAACTACAGCACGAACACCCATGTCAGAGCTATCTGCCGGATCCACGCTCAGGTTGCCCTCAGCGGTCATGGTGGTGTAGATGTCAGACATGATATCCGTTTCAATGTCCTTGGCCACTTCTGCGGTCAACTTGCCTTCTGCCGTTACTGCCAGGTTGTCATTGACGCGCTCCAGCAATACGGCATAGGTGCGGCGATACGCTTTGTCTATGACACGGCGACGCGCCAACGAGCGGTAGTCATCAGATGCAGCCGTTGCCAGGTTGTCATCGTTGAAGAAATAACCGCTCTTGCCAACGAAGGTGCGGAGGGTGATGTAGCCATTGGTGTTCAATGTCTCAACAGCATCCGACTTCGACGGATCCACTGCACCGATGAATGCTTGTGCAATCTTCAATGCACCGTCCTTGACACGTCCGACATGGACTTGCACCGGTACCTTGGCAATACGACCGGCAAGAACACCGATCATAGCGGTAGAACTTCCGGAGACGGTATCACCTACGAGGATGCCGACACGGTTGTGTGCCATCGTCACGAGAGACGGAAGGTCAGCAGAGAACTGAGCCGGCATGATGACCAGAACAGGAGCATACAGCTCGGTAGCTGCCCACTCACCAAGGCTCTGTGCTGCAAGTGCCGTTGCTGCGACATCTGCTGCCGCTACAGCCGTTGCCGGAACAATAGCCAAGGTGCGGATGCGACCATTGGCTGCTTTCAGGAACGCACGACCTTCTGCCAACAGATCATCGGTCTCGTTCTCGTTCACGCCATACAGCCACAACTCTGCGCCCTCACCGGCTTCGGCATAGAACTCAGAAATGGCTTTGTGCAGAGGAGTTCCGGAAGCAATGCCATATTGCTCCAGGCAATCACTCTTGTACACGCACACGGCAGTCTTGACAGGGAGGCTCGCGGTACCTGCGAAAGTCGCAAGCATACCAACCACACCGTCAGCACTGGCTTCGACGGAACCCAAAGCCCCGTTCGCAAAGCCGATATTTACATTTGGTAATGCCATTTGAATGTCGTTTTAATGGTGTTAAAAATAGAGCGCCCAGCCCACAATCAGGATGGGCGCTCGTTAATTACTGTTCGGAAGCTGCGTCCACGATGGCACCATAACCGAGGGTGCGGATCGGCTGTGCAACGAAGCGAACTTGTGCACCGAAGATCCAACCACGGTACTCTGCCCAGCGCTTCTCCGGTTCGCCCTCTATTGTACCCATGGCGCGCATGGTCTCCGAAGCGCAGAACGCTACAGAGGACATCTTGCCGCTGGTAGCGGTAGCTGCGGACTTGGCACCGGCAGCCGTGTAGAACGGGGTCTCGCTGTACACGTACACATCAAAGCCGGCGATCTTGCCACTCTGCATCATTGCATTGTAGCGGTTTGCGTCCTCCAGAATGAGGTCAGCTTCGTGGTCAGGGTTCAGCAGAAGGATGCGGTTCTCCATCGGGAGGTGAGCCTTGTTGAACGCGGTACGCAGAGCCAGAACATCCGCGAAGGTGAGACGCTTATTGCCATCACCACGGGCAGCACCGGAAGTGCGAATGACAGGAGTGGCATTGGCATTGCTGGCAGGTGCGAGGTTGTAGCAAGCGGACTTGCAAATGGTGTCACGCAGTTTGGCAACGTGTTGCTGCACAGCGGATTCGCATTTGTTGTAGTTCGTCTCCAGCTCCTCCACATTCGTGATGTGGGTCGGAACGGTGTCGAAGGTAGCCAACGGAATAGCGATTCCGGTGTCGGTGCGTTGCGCCGGTGTCAGCGGCCACGTGGTGTTGTCTTTCACAACATTGGGGTCTGCACCGATCTGAGTCATGTTGATGGTGTTAGCACTAACGAACTCATCGAAATTGCCGAGACGGCTCAACCAAGAGCCATCGGCATAGAGGTTCTTTTTCAGAACGTCTGTGAAGATTTGTTTGAAAGGACTTGGCATAGTTCTTTGTTTGTTTAATTGGTTAATGATGATTTGTCTCTACGGGAATCACGCACCCGCCAGGCGTTGGAACTCCTCAGGGTTCTCTGCGCGAAGTTTCGCAAGACCTTGCGGGTCATTCTTCGCCCAGTCAAGATACGTCCAGTTGGCGCGCTCGTTACCTGCCGGAGCAGCTGCTGCACCAGCGGCGTGCTGCAACGTAGCTGCAAGCGATTTATGAGGTGCTTCCGGAGCTTTCTTGGCCGCGATGAGCTTCTGCACCGCCTCGAAGTCCTTGGCAGCGAGAGAAGTCAGTTGCTCCTTCTCTGCCTCGGTGATCTTGCCGGCGCTGATAGCAGCGTCCAAAAGGGTTGTCACTTTCTCCTGTTGGAGAGTTTGCACTTGGCCTTCCAGGTTCTCAACCTTGGCCGTGAGGTCGGTCACTTCTTTGGTCTTCGCGGCCAATTGTGCCTCCAGTTCTTTTACTTTCTCATCCATGTCTTTGTTTTGATGATTGTTGGTTTGAAATTGCAGGTGCAATGCTTCGGCTGTCAGCACCTGGTGATTTTTATCGTACAAGCGGACTGCACCTGCATCTGCCGGCACACTCACGATACTTGCCTCAAATACTTCGGAACGGGTTGCTACCCATACACCGTCCACCTCCTGCATATCTTCGACAATAATGCCGAGGCTGCATCCTTTCAGGAACCCGGCTTCCACTTTGCGTGAAACCTCTTTGCCCTGTGCATCCTCCATGTCAAAGATAGCATCTGCCATGAGACGGTTATCCTCCACGCGGATGTTATCCCAGCGACCGATGATGCGTTCTATGTCGTGCTGGTAGAGCATGACAGGGTTCGCTTTGAACCGGTCAAGGTTCACACCCCGGAGATCTATGCGGAAGCCGTGATTGTTCACGCTTCTGCCATCTGATAAAACGAATGATGTTGCCATTATGCTTTCTTCTTTACTTGTTCGCTGATGAACAGATCCTGATAGTGAGCCAGCGTGCTCACAAACTCCGGAGTGATTTGTTTGTCCCACTCCATGCGCATCTCCAGCCACTTGTTCAGAGCTGTGAAGGTCTCAATGGCATCCACCACATTCGCCTTCTTATCTATGCGCTCTATGGTTGCGGACAGTTTGCAGAGTTGGTCCACAATGCGACCGACATTCACCAGATCCATGTCGGCTTCCTGATTCAGTTTGTCGATCAGTCGGCCAATCAAGGAAAGGGTCTTGGTCACAATCTCCGGACGGGTCACACTCTTGGCTGCTCTCTTCTCCGACCAGCCGCCCTGTTCAACCCATCTGCAAACGGTATTTTTTGACACTCCTACTTTCTGCGCGATCACTTCCTGTGTCTCGCCTTGAAAGTAGTACAAGCGAGCCAGATCTTTCTTTGCTTCTGTTTCCTTTTTTGTGGGCATATCCTTGAAATTTTTGTGCAAAATTAGCACTTTGCGACTATCTACACAAAAACCTTTATCAATTTGATAAACATTTTTTTACGAATGCTTCAAAAATAGTAATTTTGCCCAAAATTTAGACTATATGAACGCAACAGAACGAGCAAAGTATGAACAATGGAGATCTGACCAACAGCGTTGGCAAAAGCTCCGTGATGGTGGTGTTCCCCGGAAAGAAAGTCCAGAGGAACAGCAGAAACGAATTGCGCGTGCCCGGAAGGACTATGCCTATTTCGTCCGGACATATTTCCCGGATATCGCGCGCACACCATGTGGCAAATTTCATATAGATGCAGCCAAGTACGTGCTGCAAAACCCGAACACACGTGCAGTGTTTGAGTGGGCGCGTGGTCATGCCAAATCCACCCAGCTCGGTGTGTTCATTCCTCTGTGGCTCAAAATACAGGAAAAGCAACAGTTCCACACCTTGGTCTATGTGTCGAAGTCGGAGGACTCCGCAAAGCAACTGCTTGCAGATCTTCAACAGCAACTGGCATACAATGACCTGTTCATCCATGACTTTGGCGATCAGGTGAAAACCGGAGCGTGGGCAGAAGGCGCGTTTGAGACTACCGATGGGTGCTACTTTCGTGCCTTGGGTCGTGGTCAGTCACCCCGTGGATTGAAGAACAACGGTCGCCGCCCGGACTACATCATTATTGACGATTTGGATGATGATGAGATGTGCCGGAACCCGCGCCGTGTGGATGAAGCCACGCAATGGGTATTGTCTGCCCTGTTCGGAACGATGGAAGCCGGACGTGGTCGCTTCATCATGGTAGGCAACCGGATAGCTCAGAACTCTGTCCTGGGCAATATCATTGAGCGCCCAGGCGTATATCATACGCGCGTCAATATATTGAATAAGGAGGGAAAACCTTCTTGGGGTGAGAACTACAAACCGGAGGAGATTGAGGAGATGCGTGCGATGATGGGTGAACGGAACTTCCAACAGGAGTACATGAACAACCCCATCACAGAAGGTGCCATCTTCCTGAAAAAGCACATTGTCTATGGCAAGATGCTGCCTCTCCGCCAGTATGTGGCATTGCTCACCTACACAGATCCGTCATTCAAGAACTCCGCCACCGCTGACTACAAAGCGACCATGTTCATCGGTCTGACCAAGGACGGACGCTATCACCTGCTGAAAGCGTTTGCCGATCAGACTTCCATCACAACTATGATCAACTGGCACTATCAGATCATGGATATCGTGAACGGTAGCGTGCCGGTGCGTTACTACATGGAGGCGAACTTCATGCAGGATCTGGTGATGGATGAGTTTCAGAAGATGGGTGACGAACTCGGCAAGCATGTGCCTCTCCTTGGGGATAAACGGCAGAAGGGTGATAAGTTCGCCCGTATTGAAGCCATGCAGCCGTTATTTGAGCGCGGACTGGTCATCTTCAACGAGGACGAGAAAGAGTCTCAGGGCATGAAGGTGCTCGTGGAGCAGCTGCTGATGTTCCAGCGCGGATCCAAAGTGCATGACGATGCTCCGGATGCACTGGAGTCCGGAATATGGATGCTCTCCAGATCTGCACGCACATGCAACACACCCTATTGGGTAGCACCGCGCAAAAGCCGGAAGTTTTAACACTAAAACAACATAGCTATGTTTTTGACAATCGAAGAACTGAAATCGGTACTGTATGAGTACCAGATGGATGACATCGCCAATGGAGATGACACCGTTTTGGAAGATGCCATTGACGCTGCCGTGAGTGAGGTGCAGTCGTACCTGTTAGCCGCCAACCAGCGGCGCGAAACAGCCACCCTCACCAAACAACAGTATGCCGCATGGGCATTGTATGACACAGAAGCCATCTTTGCCGCAGAAGGCGCAGAACGCAACCAGTTCCTGCTCCGTCTGACGAAGCGAGTGGCGGCATGGAACGTGGTAGAGTTAGCAGCCCCGGATGTGCTCTATGAGCGCGTCAAAGAGCGCTATGATGCCGCCGTCAATACACTGGAGAAGGTTGCCGGTCTTGGAGAGTACGCAAACAGCCGTCTCATTCTGCCCGGACTGCCGACCATTCAGGAGGACAGCGAAGCCTCCGAGGAGAAAGCGAAGCCGATTCGCATGATTAGCAAACGAAAATTCAATCATGAATGCTATGAGTAGTATCAAACAAAAAATAGCTCAATACCTATTGAGCGCAGCCGGTGGTAAGAAGAACCAACCGACCGGCACATTGAGCAGCCAGGTTGTACGTCGTGCCGTGAGCAGAGCGCACCGAGACATTGCCGACTGGAAAAGCGCAGAACAGCGCACACGCAGCACCGATGATCCGCGCTACACTTCCCTGCAAGACCTCTATCTGGAGATCACCAATGATGCACTGCTGACCTCGCAGATCAACAACCGTGTGGAACAGACGGTAGCTGCTCCGTTTGAACTGGTGGACGCTGCCGGTACCGTGAACGATGAGCAGACTCTGAAACTGAGAAGTCTGCCGTGTGTGACGGACATCATCCGCGCAATACTGGAATCAGAGTATTACGGCTATTCACTCATTGAGTTCATTCCGGATGGAGAGACTATCCGGATGGCGAACCTGCCGCGCCGGAACATTGACCCGGTGTTTGGTCGGTTCTTCCCGGACACAACCAATGACACGCACATCAAGTTCCGCGAGATGCCGGAATATGGCAAGTACATTCTGGAGTTCAATGATGATCAGATTGGTCTGCTGAATAAGACCGTGCCTCATGTGCTGTTCAAGAAGTTTGCACAGTCGTGCTGGTCAGAGCTCTGCGAGATCTACGGCATCCCTCCGCGTTACCTCAAGACGAACACCAGTGATCCGCAGATGTTAGCTCGTGGCGAACAGATGATGCAGGACATGGGCAACGCAGCCGCTTTTGTCATTGACACCAATGAGGAGTTCTCTTTTGCTGACGGAACTTCCACCAATGGCGATGTGTACAAGTCGCTCATCACGCTCTGCAATCAGGAGATCTCCATGCTCATCAGTGGTGCCATCATCGGACAGGACACCAAGAATGGCAACTATAGCAAGGAGCAGTCATCTCAGACCATTCTGGAGCGTCTGTGTGACTCTGACAAACGCGCCGTGGAAACCTACATGAACAGCACCGTATTGCCTGCCCTGGTGCAACTGGGTTGGCTGGGTGCCGGTGATATCCGTTTCCGCTTCGCCTCGGTAGAGGATCCGGACAAACTCTGGACCATGGTCAAAGAGGTGCTTCCCTATAAGGACGTGGATTCAAAGTGGCTTGAAGAAAAATTCAGCATACCGGTGAGCGACAAAGCACCCATGAGTGACGGACTGTCCGCGCTGATGATGCAGCACCTCACAGGTGGAGATCCGCGTTTTTTCGGCTAAGGCCACATGCTGTAGGCTGCACATGTGGCTGTCACCAACAGCCGATGCCGGTTCTGCTCCGTTATAAGGATCAGGACATCATTGACGGGTTGGATCAAACCATCAATCCCTCGCTATATGGTCACTACTCTGCATCGTTCCGCAGGGCGGTGGATGTCACATTCAAACAGGATAGCGACAGCGGACTGTCAGACCGGCTGCGTGCCAATGCTGCCCGGTTCGCGGCTCACAAAGCTGCGTATGTGCAGCGCACCCTCCAGAACATACAGGCAGATCCGCAAATTGAGGACAAACCGAAAGCCTGCAAACAGGCATTGCGCGTGTTTGACAACTGGCAAGATGCGGAATACAACACCGCTGTAGCTCGTGCCCGGACAGCGAAACAGTTTGAGGAGTTCAATGATCCGGAATCGTTGCGCCTGTTCCCGAACCTCAGATGGGTACCGTCAAGGAGTGCCAACCCTCGTGCTGCGCATCAGGTGTTCTATGACCGCGTATGGGCGAAAAATGACCCGTTCTGGGCGAACCACTCACCCGGTACCGAATGGAACTGCAAGTGCGACATTGAGGAAACAGATGCACCTGTAACCGAGAACCAGGACATGCAACTGCCAAAGGCTCCGCGAGGACTGGAGGGCAATCCATACGAGACCGGTGAACTGTTCTCTGACAATGCGAGCTATGTGGTCAAGACGCGAAGCATGGAAAAGGAATGTCAGAAGGTCGAGCGTCGGTCTCTGCAAGCGGAAGCGGAAACACATCCGGCTACAAAACAAACTTTCTCATGCGAGATAGAGAATGCGGAACGGGAAATCCATGTTGCCGATTGGGGTGTGAAAGAAATCGCGCAATCTATGTTTGGTACCAAACAATTCTGGCTAAAGAATGAGATGTTGAACCATCTGTCTCTATTAAACGGAGCCACCCTATTTGATGGAAGCATTGTTGACCTTTCGCATAATAGCGGAAAGACCCTGCGTTTGAAAAAGAAGTTTGAACATTTCTTCTATCTGCGCAAGACTCTTCCGGATGGCGAAGATGTGTTCCTGAATGTTGTACGGCACATAGACGGAAACTATTATTTGTACACGATAACAAAGAAGTGTCCGAATTATGAGTAAAAAAGAAACGCTGAAATTCCTCATAGGCGCAAATACGCACCCCAATGATAAGAACAACAGCGCTATTCCCAAAATCTGATTACACGGGATCGTAAACTTCCCATTGTGCCATCAGATTGTGTGATGATTGAAATCACAGCGCAAAAGTACAACTTTTTTTTGATATATCAAAATAATTTTGCAAAAAAATACGTTTTTTCTTCAAAAATAGTGAAAAATGGCAGATATAGTTGACCCCAGCAAGTATTTTGCCCGTCTTCCGCTGCTGATTCAGCGTGCCGTCCAGAAGGACATTCCGCGCAAGGTAGCGAACAAAGTGGCACAGGCATTCCGGCAGAACTTCCAGACGGAATCGTTTTTCGGTACTCCATGGAAAGATGTGAAGCGCCGGACAGAACCTCGTGCCAGTCAGGTAGGCAAAGCGGACTCCAGGCGCAAGATCCTGACGGGTCGCACCGGCAACCTTGGTCGCTCGATCAAGACGGAGGTGCGCGATGGTGAATGTGCAGTCATCAGTGATCTGGAGTATTCGGCAGCTCATAACGAGGGCACGAACACCGCCGGACGCGGTAGGAACACCACCATTCCGCAACGCCAGTTCATGGGAGATCATGAGCAGGTGGATAAGATAATACGTGAAACCATAACAGAAGCAATCTCAAAAGCGTTCAAACCATGATTAAATCCATTTTTAAGGACATTATTGACAGGCTCTCAGAGGTGGAGTCGTTGAATTATGTTTCGCTTGACTGGGGACAGTTAGGCAAAGAGCAGCCGGCAGTCAAATGGCCGTGCGCCTTGGTAACGATGCGCAACTGTGAATTTACGCAGCAGGGCAACCATCAGCAGCAGGGTCAAGCGGATATCATCATCACCGTTGCCTATCTGCACAATGCGCACATGTCTGCCAACAGCAACCAGACGGAGAAAGGTCTGGCAGGGTTAGAGTACATAGATGAGATCCACAGCGCTTTGTCCGGATGGCATCCTTTCTCATTCGGCTATCCGGAGCGCACAGCTCTGGAGCGTGTGGAGCAGAACGATGCCGGACGCGAGGTGTGGAGCATCACCTACCACATAGCGTTCCCAGCATGAAAACAACAATCCCCGGTGAACTACTCATCGGGGATTATTGTATCAGAACAGTTTGAGTTGCCTTGGATCCTCCACTATATCAGGTGGATCGCATTTGGGTTTCTCAATGCGGTTGGATCCTTTGCCAACGAAACCGTCAATGCCCTGCATGAACTCCACCATGCGGTAGAAGGTGGGTTCGCTCATGGGATAGACCGGATGAACATACACCCTCCAGACGTACCGCAGACAACCACGATGAGCACCAGGCTCAAAATGGTTGTCCACAATATCTTTCACGAGGCGTGCCCGTTGGATGTAGTTCTTGGTCTTTCTCATATCAAGGGTAGCGTGTCTGTTGGTCCACAATGCCGGACTCCAGTTGACTCAGCTCATGCCAAGACTTCTGCCGGAACTGTTCCGGAGTGAACGGCTCAATAGTGATGTCACCTTCTGCTGTTTTCTTCACCATACCCCGTCCGTTGCAGACAGGGCAGGTGATGACGATCTGCTTGGCTCCGTTCGGCACTGCTACTTTGCCGGTACCGTGGCAGTTGCGGCAGATCTCATGGAAGGTGCGTTTGAAATGGGAAGTGCGTGCCATCAGATTTCCTCTTTCTTGGGTTCTACATAGAAGGTCTCATCCTGCGTGACGGTCATACCGCACTTTGCCATCTTCTCCTGCATACCTTCCTCCTCGCGATCCGCCAGCAGTTTGTCCTTGGCAATCTCCTCGGTGGTGCGAACATAGGGTGCCAGGAACTCCTTCACGAGCTGGAGAGCGGAAGCCCATGTGAAGCCTTTGAGGGTTTTGAGTTTCGGGGTACCGGTGCGGAAGCCGATGGTGCCGTGAGCCATATCCAGCGACTTCTTTTTGGTGAACAGTTCGGGTTTGTTCTCAACCGCATAGGCTTGGAGCGTGTCAAACGCCTGTTCGCGTTCTGCGTCCAACTTGGTCAGCTCATCCGCGTGCTTCTCGCGGATCTTGGCACATTGCAGTTCAATGTCCGCATTGATCTTCTGGATCTGTGCATCTGCTTTGGCGTACTGTGCAAATGCGTCGTTGGCTTGTTCAGCCGTGATGCCCTGGATGAGGGTCTTTTTCTGTCTTGTTGCCATAGTTTGAATGATGTTTAATTGTTGTTTTAATGATTATTTGTTGATCACAAGTGGTGTGATGCCTTTGGGGTGTAGCGTTCTGATGACTGGTTTCATGCCTTGGACGTTCTCTGTCACTTTGGCTTTCTTGGAGAATGCAGCACCGATGGCGGTCAGCTTCTCCTTGCCGATACGGAACCAGTTTTCCACTTCCGCTGCCCGGCACGCTGTTGCCCGGACTGCTGCCGTCATATCTTCCGGCTGGTAGCCTGTAGCGCGGAACCATGCCATGATACTTGCAGCACAACGGCGGCGTGCCTTCTCCAGTTCGCTGTCTTGCGGAAGGTGCTGCTGGAGCGTGTGGATGAGATCAATGAGCTGATGGGCGTTGAGTTCGGTGCTGCTCTCAACCTTGTAGGTGTCATGGAGCATGGCGCGGTACTCGTCATCGCTCATCCGGAGTCGTGCCTTGATGGCGTGCAACTGTGTGCGCAGGTGCTTCTCGCTGATATCTATCTGTGTTCTCATATTGTCAAACTTTTTCTGCCCAGTATTTGTTTGCTTCCTCCGGCCAGATCACGAAGGGCTTGTTTCCGTGATCAGCATCGGCGAACCGACTGGAGAAGAAAGCTTTATAACCTTCCACGCGGATCTTGACATCGGCATGGAAGCGCATCATGCTTCCGACCTCGCCTTTGGGTTCCTCTCCTTTGGCATGGCCGTTGAAGATGAACAGGCGATTGGGGTTGTCACGGAGCAGTGCCTGAGCGGCTTTGAGGGTGAGGGTCGGCATGTAGTTGATGGAGTCAATGATGATGACGTGCGGTGCCCGGCTGTTGCCCTCGATCTTTGCCCGGAGTTCTGCCAGGTCAAAGTCTATCCAGAGCTGCACCTTCTTTCCGCAGTCCATCATGCCGGCGCGTGCCCATTGGTTCTGGAAGGACTTGCAATCACCCTGCTCCAGACTGACAACAGCCACTCGTTCGTTCCACTCCATGGCGAGGTAGCGCGCCAACTGCAAGAGGAAGCTGGTTTTGCCCTGACCGCTGGCACCCCACATGAACCATGCGCCACGGAGTTCCGGTTTGCCGAAACTCTCCAGCCACGGTCCTGTGAAGGCTGCGGTGTTGTACTTCTTTGCCAGCAGTTGGCTGTTGCTCAATACTCGTCCCATATCAGTTGCTCTGTTTATATGCGTGCACCAGGCGTTTCACGCGGCGCAGATCAAAGTCACTTTTCTTGCAGATGGTGTTGATAGCATTCAGATCATCCACTCCGTTAGCCTCACAGATAGCTGCTATGTCCTCAGAGGTGGTCTGTGGCATACCGATGAAGTTGCGACCTACACGGCTGTGGATCTCGGCAAAGCCTTTGCGCTCGTTACGCTCTCCGGCGATGATGCGTTTTTTGAGATAGCCGGTGGCGCAGAGCACTATGCCGCAATGATCCTCCAAACGGTTGTAGAAGGTGATGAAGAAATACAGCACAACGTCGCTCAGTTTGTCGGCTTCGTCCACGATAATCAGAGGGCTGTCCTCTTTCTCCAGTTCACGCACGATGTCCTCAATGAGATCATACACGGTACCGTAGGTGTTGCGCATACCCATCTGCTGACAGAGGTTCTGGAGGAAGTTCTTTTTGTTCCAGTATTCTGCACACTGGAGGTGGTAGGCATTGCGGTGGTTCTTGACATAGTGCTCAATGGCTTGTGTCTTGCCACACCCGGCATCACCGATGACTGCCATCACAAGGCTGTTTTCCTGTGCGTCCTCCAGCACACTCGTCATGCGCTTGTAGCCGCCGGTGGCGACGGTTGCCCAGTTGCCACCCTGCATACCGATGCCGTTGCTTACAGTGCGCCACATCTCGTCTTTGATGAGTTCCCAGTTACCGTTGATCATCTGGCTGACGGTGGCGTTACTTACTTTCAATGCAGCAGCTGCTTTGGCTTGGCTGCCTTTCTGGTCGCAGAACTCAATCAGACGTTCCACGATGGTTTGTTTTTCTAACTTTCTCATAATAGATAATAATTGAGATTTGTTGATTAGTAAATGTCAAATTTGGTTGGCTCTTTGGCGTTCTCGCTGATGACCTCCGCATCCTCTACCTTGGGGAGAGCTGCCCTTTGTCCGGAGCGCAGCGCATTGCGTTGGTTCTTGTGCTGTCCGCGTCCGTCCGTGATGATCATCTGACTCAGCTTGGGGTCAATGCCTGCACCCAATAGCAAATTCTCTGTGCAGGTGTCCGCCTCGATGCGCCGCTGGGTAGCGGTGGCAACCATCGTTTTGTTGAACTCAGCAATACGTTGCAGTTCGGCAGCGTCACCTTCCTTCCGGTCCATGAGTGCCATCGGCTGCACATACTTTTCTTCAAGCATATAGCGGAGTTCGCCTTTGTCATCGGTAGCGAGGACATGAGTGAGGTCGCTCGGATCATAGTGTATCGTCCAGCGCACATCGTCATGCTCACGCCACGAGGGGTCGAAACAGTCATATTGCCGGATGGCTCTGTCTATAGTGACACGCAGACCGCATCCTTCAATGCTGTTCTTGAAGCCGGTAGTGTGACCAAAGTTGAGCAGGAACAGCTCACGGTCCATCACGCGGCGCTTGGGTGTGCCTTTCGCAAGCATCATGGCACGCTTAGCCTCGCGCTCTTTGTTAATGATCATCTCTATCTGCGCGATGACACCGGCTTCGTCAGGGAAGTTCTTTTTGTTCATATTGAGCCAGTCAATGTTCGGCTGGCTGCTTTTCTTACTGGTAATACCGAAGCCTGACCAGTTCGGCAGCGCGTGGCACATGTCATTGTTCAGATGGAGGAAATAACGCTCCACCGGTTTGGACTTGGCATTGCCTACACGTGCAGGGATAACTTTGTCCGCAACCATGGCGTAATAGGGTTGCAGGGCTTTCATGGCATAGTGGTCGCTTTGGTACTGATCCACCATCAGCATCTCACCATAGAGCTCACGGCAGTGCTGCATGGCGTTCGCCAGAGCCTCACGAATGACATCACTGTTCTCGTGATTGTCAATGGCATAGCCGATGGGGTAATTGCAGAAGGCATCCAGAATTACAACCACCGTCATGCGGTTGCTGTAGGTCATGGTGCCGTTCACGCGCTTCTGATAGAACAACTCCACATCCCATCCGTCCGCACTCCACATCATCAGAGGCTCGGTCGGCTTGGAGCGTTTCACCTGCATCAGCTTCGTGTTGCTCATGTAGTTCTTACCATGACGGCCAACCTCGGTCACGATGTTGTGCCGCTGTCTCCAGTTGGCAACTGTTCCGGCTGTGATCGGTTCCCACTTCATGGCATTTGCTACGCTGTTGTAGAGCTTGCACACCTGTTCGTCTTGCAGGTTCCGACCATCGGCGCAGAGGGTCACAAGAAGGTTCTCCTGTACACCATTGCCGACCTTGGCTGCGTGTGTGTTGCCAAAGCGTCCGTTGATGAGCGTTTCAAAACCGCCTGCCTGGTACTCCTGCCATTTCTTCCGGAGCCTGTCACCGCTCTGGGGCAGACTGTTATTCCATCCGGACTCTTTGAGGCGTTCCAGACTGTCTGCGATCTTCTGCCACAGCTCTTTCTTAGACACTCGCTTGCCGCTTCGGGCGGTGGCATTGCTCACTTGCGTGAACACCTCCGTACAGCGTGCCAGGATGGCGGCATTGTTCGCGTACTCCTGCACCTTCTCATCACTCAGGTGCTTTCCCGTAGGCAAGACATAAGACTGGAAGAAAAGCACTGCATCAGGAACGGCTTTCATCTCGTCCATCAGAGGGCTCATCTCCAGTCTCGGTCTTGTTTCTGGGAACTGCTTGTACACTTCCACACGCCACACCTCAGGCAATGCACTCACGTCATATAGTGCCACTACGCCACGACCACCACGACGGACACGGATGCTTCGGTTCCGGGCACAGAGAGTCTGGAGAGTGTTCACACTCATCACACTGCTCAGCTGATCCGCCGTTAATGCGTATGCTACATTTCCTGAATAGTACATGGTCAATCTGTTTAGTTATAACTTAAAACTCAATGCGACGGCTACGCTCGATCCATGTGAGCATGTTCATCACTCGGTTTAGACCCCAGTGACGGCACAGCCATGTAGCCAGCCCCCAAGAGGTTGCCCAAACCACTCCTTGCATGATGACCGTCAGCAGCCAGCGACTATCGTCCACCGGTTCGCCGCAGAGGGCAATCAGACCTACCACGCCCAGCAGCGCAATCACGCTGAGACGGCAGTGGAATTTTACTCTGTAGTTCTTAATCGCTTTCATATAGCTTAGTTTTAGAATTCACCTACTTCGTTTTCGTCGCCACATTCTATTCTCATCAGGCGAGCCATGTAGTCCTCGATCTCAATTCGTGCCTTGCCGGTACACTCACCGCTATTCAGGAACTCATCAGCTTCGTCCATGTTGATACCTGCTCCGATCAATACTTCTTGCAGCAGCTCCGTGGAGACACCACTGTTGGCAAATGTGTTGAAACAGTTGAACCAACCTTTGTTGAACTCTGTTCTGTCTTCCATACTTATTCCTCCAATTCAAAGATGTTTATGCCGGCAATGTCGTGATGATCCGTGAAATACTTCAAATCTCTGTCAGCCTCACGCAATGCAGATCTGTATGAGCAATATACCTTGGAATATATCTGAATACCTCTTGCATTGATCCACACGACTTCTACTTTCTTGCCTTTAGCCATACC